ATTCTGATGCGGAAAAAGTATTACAAAGACCAGACACGCCAGTAATATTTCCTAATAAACAAGCACTCATTGATTTTTTTGCAAAAAATAGAATTAAAAAAACAGAGCTTGAAGATTACGGTATCAACAATTTGTTAAAAGCTTTTGATGAAGTTACACCAATACCTAAAGATGCTGTCATAAGACAAATTAGATCTGCACCAGTCAGAGGCATGCACGTACACGCAACAGGTAAAGGATCTGAAATTATTAATCCATCTGGTGAAAAAGTAAATGTAGCTTACGAGGGTTATAGAGCTGATGGATTTATACCAGGCACTACATCAGAACGTATTTTGTATATACCGATGGATAAGTTACCAGGTGATACATCGGTGCAGCCAAGGGCAATTTTTTCAGGTGAAGATATTCAAAATCATGGTTTTGGCATACCTGGCGGCAGTGATAATAATTACATAGTAGGATGGACAAGACTATCTGAAAGAAGAGCTCTGTTGCCAACTAAGTTGGATGCACCAGCAGGTAAATCTAAAATACCTGGTCTTACTCGTGAAAGAGAAAGAGCACAAAGACAGGTCGCAGGGTTATATGCTGAGGCGATAAATAAATTAAATAGAGAGGGTGTAAGAAGAGGATTGAATCAAGCCGATCTTGACGTAATTAACGAACTATCTTTAGAGCAAATGCTTACTCAATATGGCGACACACTCGCTGAAATTAGCCCTGGTTTATTAGATCAAATAGATGACCTCATTGTAAAAGTAAGAGATCTTGATACACAAATTACAAAAGCATCAACAGTGGATGCAAGTAATGTTGTAAAGGTTCAGTTTGCAGATGAGATACAATCTGACATCATGCAGGCTGCTGCGGGTAGAAAACAAAAATTATTAGCTACGCTTAGAAAATTACAAGAGGAGGGTAGAGAGTCAACAACCTTACCTGAACTTGACAGAGTTGGTAATGCAGCTTTAGAATTTTTTGAACAGAACAAATCAGTATTTAGACCACTAAAAAAATCACAAACTGAGGTAGATATTTTTGCAGATTCTTTGGCTAAGGTAGATGCTGAGGTTGATGATATTATTAATAGATTTGTAGAGACAAGAGAAATATCTGACACAGAGATAGCTAGAGTTAAAAGTTTATTGAATGATCAAATAGATGAAATGATTAACGATTTAATAACAGTAGATCAAAATACTTACGAAGGATTGTTTCCTGATTTACCTTTTAAAAAACGTGAAGAATGGGCAGACGCCTTAATTAAAAAAGATTTATTTGAATTAGCTTATCGTAAATTTGTTCTTAAAGACCCTGATGTTCCTGACTATTACGCAGTAACTCCAGATAAATTTGTTATAGATAGATATAGTTTTCAAGGTAATACAGCCACGTCTGCAGCAGATAGAGCTGCGGACAAAGCAGATCAAATAAAAGCATTTACGGAAAGAGGCGAATTTATAAAATCAAAGTATCGAGGTATTGGTATGTCTGAGTTTTACGGCGGACCTAACGCTGTAGATGAAAAAGGTAAACATTACACATCAACCATAGAAAAAATTTTAAAAACACAGGCAAAGTCTAATAACTCGGAAATGATAGTATTAAATGTGCAAACTAAGTCTGGTGGCTCGGATATTTATAGAATTACGGATCAGAATGGCAACATGGTGGCAACTTTAACTGACCCAAGACAAGTGCAAACGATTAGACTTAATAACCCAAATTACAATGTTGAAGCTATAAGAGTGCCTGACATGAAAAATACAACACCATCTTTTGCTATTAAAATTACAGAAGAAATGCTAGAACCATACAAAACTCACAAAGCCAGAGGTGGACTTGTTGAAATGATTAATATATTTGAGGTAGCTTAATGGTCGTAGAAAAAAGAATTACAGGTGAACCTACTGGTGTAGAGTCAGAATCAATTACAATTGAAACGCCAGATGAGTCACTGACAGTTGAAAATGTTGAGCTAACAGATGACGGAGGCGCTATCGTTAATCCGATTATGGAAGAGCCTGAAAATGAATTTGACCAAAACTTAGCAGAGTTGTTGTCTGATGACGATCTTAATATGATATCATCTGACTTAATTAATGATTACAAAGAGGATAAGTCGTCAAGAGAAGAATGGCATGATGCATACTCTAAAGGTTTAAAACTATTAGGTTTTAATTACGAAGATAGATCACAGCCTTTTCAAGGTGCAAGTGGCGTTACACACCCGCTCTTATCAGAGACAGTCACACAGTTTCAAGCACAAGCTTATAAAGAATTATTACCAGCTAATGGACCTGTAAGAACTCAAATAATTGGATCATCAGATTCACAAAAAGAGGAACAAGCACAGCGTGTGCAAGAGTTTATGAATTATCAAATTATGCACGTTATGGAAGATTTTGATCCTGACTTAGATCAAATGCTTTTTTACTTACCTCTTTCAGGATCGTCATTTAAAAAAATTTATTTTGATTCTACCTTAGACAGAGCTGTGTCTAAATTTGTACCAAGTGAAGATGTGGTTGTACCATACACTGCAACAGATCTTGCAAGTGCTGAGAGAATCACACATGTACTTAGAAGAAATGAAAACGAAATAAGAAAATTACAAGTTCAAGGTTTTTACAGTGATGTGGAAATAAAAGAACAAACCGAAGAACCCAACAGTCAAATTCAAGAAGCAGTAAACAAGTTAGATGGTGTTAGACCAACTGGTAGTAATTATAGTAATGATAATTATACTTTGTTAGAGATACACTGTGAACTTGACTTACCAGGTTTTGAAGATGACGATGGAATTAAATTACCATACATCGTAACTATTGATGAGGGCTCACAAAAAGTTTTATCTATCTATAGAAACTATGATGAGAAAGACACATTAAAGAAAAAGAAACAATATTTTGTACATTATAAGTTTTTACCAGGCCTAGGCTTTTATGGCTTTGGTTTAATACACATGCTCGGTGGTTTATCTAGAACTGCCACAGCAGCGCTAAGACAATTACTAGACGCAGGAACATTGGCTAATTTACCTGCAGGTTTTAAAGCAAGAGGACTTCGTATTCGTGATGATGATAATCCAATACAACCTGGTGAGTTTAGAGATGTAGACGCACCGAGTGGTGATCTACGTGCAGGTCTAATGCCTTTACCGTATAAAGGTGCAGACGCAACATTATTTCAATTACTAGGATTTGTTGTTCAGGCTGGTCAAAGATTTGCCACAATCGCTGATCAAAAGATTGGTGACAGTGTTGCTGCTAATGCACCTGTAGGAACTACAATGGCACTTATTGAGCGTGGATCAAGAGTTATGAGTGCAATACATAAAAGATTACATTACGCACAAAAGATTGAATTTAATTTATTAGCAAAGGTGTTTAAAGATTTCTATTCACCAATGTATCCATATGGCGTTGGACAAAATGCAGTTCCTAGTATTAAGTCTAGCGACTTCGATGAACGTATAGATATCATTCCTGTATCTGATCCTAATATATTTTCAATGTCACAACGTGTAACGCTTGCACAAACACAACTACAAATGGCACAATCTGATCCAAATCAACATAATTTGTATGAGGCTTACAAAAGAATGTATCAAGCTTTAGGTGTAAAAGATATTGATGCAATACTACCAGTGCCAAAACCAGACGCGCCTAAAGATCCTGGACTAGAAAATTCAGATGCATTGATGGGTAAGAAGCTAATTGCGTTTAGAGGACAAGCACATCAACAACATATTGAGGCACACAGAGTATTTATGTCATCATTATTGGTTAGATCTAACCCACAAGCTAGCACTTTACTACAAGCTCACGTCATGGAGCATGTTTCTTTGTTAGCTAGAGAGCAAGTTGAGGCACAAATGAACCAAGTTATAGAACAAGAAGCACAAAAATACGGTGGTCAGATACCACCAGAGCTACAAATGGAGTTTCAAAAGCAAGTTGAGGTGCAAGTTGCTGACCAAGTTAGTAATTTTATAAGCGAAATGTTTATAGAAGAGCAACAAGCTATGCAACCACAGGGCCAAGACCCACTAATTTCTTTAAAAGAGCAAGAATTACAGCTTAGAGCACAAGATATTCAACGAAAAGCACAAAATGATAGTCAAAAATTAGAACTTGACGCTGCAAAACTTGACCAACAAGCAAAAATAGCGCAAGATAAAATAGATTCTAATGAAGATATTGCACAATTGCGTGCAAATGTTAATTTAGATAAACAAAAACAATAAAAATGATGAACGCAGAGATAAAATTAGCAGAATATTTTGACAAACTTATGCATTTTGCAAAAAATGATAGTAAAACGCCTGAAGATAGTATACTTTTGGCTGGTGCTATGATGGCTGCCTCAAGAGTTATTTTTTATGAACAACTTGATGCAAAAGAAGCTCAAAAATTATTTGATCAGGGTGGTCTTGATCTTATTGAACTTGTAAAACCGACGATACACTAATGAATTTTAAAAAAACAAAAACAGAAGTAGTAAAGACACCTAACCCTTTTCCAACTATGAAAACTGCATCTGATGCAGCTATAGTTTTTGCACCTTTCGTTGTTAAAGATAACAAAGGTCCAGGTCCAAAAGGGCAGACTAGTAGGCAACAAATCAAAAAAGTTGCTTTCAAGGGTGTAAAGTAATAAAACACTTCTCAAAAAGGAGGTTTGCATGAACTTACTAAAAGATCTATGGGCACATTTGAAAGAATGGTCCGACTGGAAAATGAAAGATTGGATTAAGGCTGCAATAGTAGCTATAATCGTGATAATCATCATAGGAGCAATCTAAAATTTATGTGGCAACTATTAGCTAAACCTTTACTTGGCGTCGTCGCAGATGGCGTCAAGGGTTTTGTAGAAACAAAGAAAGCAAAACAAGAATTAAAATTAACAACTATAAAAGCAACTCAGAAACTAAAAGAAGACCAGATAGCTGGTAAAGTTGCTTGGGAGCAAAGCGCTGTAGATCAAATGAAAGGCAGCTGGAAAGATGAAGTGGCATTAATTGTGCTACTACTGCCAGCCGTTTTAGTCTTCACGCCTTTACAAGATCACGTACATCAAGGGTTTATCGCCTTGCAAGACCTACCGTCGTATTATCACAATTTGCTATATATTGCGATATCTGCCAGCTTTGGTATTAAGGCTGGTTCTAGCGCGATAGGTATGTTTAAAAAGAAATAATGGTAACAAAGTACATTAAATTTAAAGGATCAATTAAACCTAAAGGACTTACTTTAGCTACTGATGCTAAATTAAAACAACTGAAAAATACTGGATTTAGGCAAGGTAAGGATTATGAAGTTGTTTCTAAAAAAATTGCACTAGGTAAAAGTAAAGGTGGGATTGTAAAAAAAGTCATAAAAGGATTAAAGAAAGCATCTAAAAGTCATGCTAAACAAGCTAGAACATTACAAAAAGCAATAAGAGGTAAATGAACCTAGAAAGATTAATGCAGTCAGTAAAGAAGCACGAGGGTTATCGTAATAAAGTTTATTTAGATACACTTGGTAAAAGAACAGTGGGCGTAGGTCATCTTTGCGTAGAAGATTTTTGGGAAGATGACAAAGAATATGAAGAAAGATTTTTAATGGATATTTTAGCTGAAGATTTACAAAACGCAATAAAAGGGGCAAGAGAACTTAAAGAGGAATATGATTGCACAGATATCGATGAAATAGCGCAAGAAATAATTGTCGAAATGGTGTTTCAACTTGGTAAAACAGGCGTATCAAAGTTTAAAAACATGTGGAAGGCTTTGTCTGAAAAGAATTATATTGGTGCGAGTTATGAGATGTTAGACTCACGGTGGGCAAAACAGACACCCAATAGAGCTAAAGCTATGGCTGATCTCATGAAAGCATGCGTTTAGAAAACTTTTTTTCTGCATATAAAAAGGATTTAATTGCTAGACAAAAGCAAGTAGAAGAGTCTATACTAACAGGGCTTGCAAAAGACTGGTCAGAATATAAATATTTAACTGGTAAATTAGCAGCACTAAAACAAGAAGAACAGGAACTCACGGACCTGCTTAGAAAAACGGAGCTAGAAGATGACTAAACCAAAACTTATTGTCCCTCAACACATCTGGGATGGTAAAGCTGTTGAAAAACAGAAAAAAGAAATGGAGAAGGTGCCTAATCCTACAGGGTACAGAATAACTCTTTTTCCGCTAAAATTAGATTCTAAAACTAAATCAGGTATACATTTAACCGATGAAACCGTACAAGAATCACAGTTAACCACAAATATATGCAAGGTCTTAAAAGTTGGACCTGACGCTTACAAAGACAAAGAAAAATTTCCCACTGGTCCTTGGTGCAAAGAGGATGATTGGGTTTTAATTACTCGCTATGCAGGATCTAGAATTAGAATAGATGGTGGTGAGTTAAGGATTATTAATGACGATGAAATACTGGCTGTCATTGATGACCCTAGAGATATTTTGCCAGCTAACATACTATAAACATGGAGAAGTCTATGCAACCACAAGTGCAATCAGAGCAAGATAAAATGGTGCCGATAGATACCTCAGGAGATCCTGTCGATATTGAGCTCAAAGAAGATGATAAAAAAGAAAACGAGGTTCAGGTAGAGCAATCTACAGAACCTGTTGTTGAAACTAAAGTTGAAGAAAAAAAAGAAGAGGAGCTGGAAGAATACTCACAATCTGTAAAAAGACGTATTGATAAACTTACACGTAAGATGAGAGAAGCTGAAAGACGTGAGCAGGCGGCTATAGAGTATGCAAAAAAAGTACAAGAGCAGAATAAAAATTTACAAGCTACCTCTATTAATACTTCACGTGAAAGAGTTTCATCAGATGAAGCAAGCATAGCATCAACAGAAACTTTACTAAATACAGCATTAAAACAAGCTGTGGAGGCAGGTGATGTTGAGAAACAGGTAGAGGCACAACAGAAAATAGCACAGATAGCTATAGAAAAAGAAAGATTAAGACTAAGAAAAAACAAACTACAGCAACAGGAAGCACAAGGAGAAACACAAGCTCCAACGGTTGAAGAGGCAATTGATGCACCCGCACAGCAGCCAAGACAGCCAGATCCAAAAGCACAAGAGTGGGCTGCAGACAACAAATGGTTTGGAACAGATAAGGCAATGACATACACTGCGATGTCATTACACGACGATTTAGTTACAGAAGGATTTGACGCATCGTCAGATGAATACTATAATGAAATCGATCGTAGAATACGAAAAGAGTTTCCTCAAAAGTTTGAGGATCAGAACAAGCCGACGCAAAAAGTTGCGTCAGCTGTCCGAAAAACGTCCAATGGGCGCCGCACTGTGAGACTCACACCTTCACAGGTAGCTATTGCAAAAAAACTTGGTGTGCCACTAGAAGAATACGCAAAACACGTGAAGGAGGCGTAAATGACTACAAAAGGAATTAAAAACCTATCACGCAAAACAGAAACCCGTGAACAGGTGACTCGAAAGAGGGGTTGGGTACCTCCATCAAACCTAGACGCACCAGAACCACCAGAGGGTTATCACCATCGGTGGGTAAGATCTGAGTATCGTGGTCAACAAGACGAAAAAAACGTCATTGGAAGATTACGCAGCGGATATGAACTTGTGAGAGCAGATGAGTATCCTGACAGAATGGATTTACCAGCAATTGCTGACGGTAAATACAAAGGTGTCATAGGAACAGGCGGATTAATTTTAATGCGATGTCCTATCGAAGTTAAAGAAGACAGGGATGAATATTTCCGTGGTCTAACAAACGATAAGACAACAGCAATAGAAAAAGATCTACACAAAGACGAGCACCCCGCAATGCCAATTCATCAAGATAGGCAGAGCAGAGTAACATTTGGGGGCAAGAAGTCTTAATTAGTAAGATGATTGTCTCTGAAACTATTTAGGAGACTACTATGGCTAACATAGACCAAGCATTTGGTTTAAGACCAATAGCAAAAGTTGGTTCTGCCCCAGGCGGAACAACAGGTACTACTAAATACTCTATTGCGAGCGGAGCAAGTGGCATATTTACTGGTGATCCAGTTAAACAAGCAAACGAC